CAGGTTGGTTCGCACCATGATGTCCAGGGAGCGCTTGCCGGGGCGTGCAATGTGAGCGGGGGCGGCGGAGCGGTCGGGCTCGGTGGAGCCGGGTGGGGTGTAGTCGACCCATGCGCGGATGCGATAAGCGTGACGGAGCTGGGCTTCGCGCGAGAGGATCGGATGCCGGGAGATGTCACTGAGGTACTGGGAGATGAGGTCCGACATCGCTGATCAAGAAGCAGCGGAGCTGTGAAGGTCGCGGACCAGTGAGCCGAGTAGCCAGGCTCGGGCGTGGGTGAGGCCGTGCTGGCGAGCGAGTTTGAAGTAGAGCTCGCTGTAGGGGCCGGTGACGGGGTTGCGACGGATGGTTTCGGCAGATGCACTGGAGGCGAGCCGCATGTACTGCGGTAGGACGGTGGCGAGATGCTGATCCACTAGAGGGTGATTTTTAGCTGAACGTAGTATGTGGTGCTGAATGAATCGGCGGTGGAAGCTGGAGTGATTGTTAAAGCTTCGACGGCTACTCCAGTGATTTCGCTGAAGTCGTTGAGCACTCTGGCTATGTGGTCTTCAACGTTGGTGGAGTGGGCACGCAATTCGACTACGGATAGTGAGCTCATATGACCGCGGAGAAGTAGTCAAACGCGAGGACGTCGTCTACTTGGCTGTATAGCGCGTCGAGGGATTCGTCGTTTTCGATGATGTGGTGGAAGGCGAGGGAGCAGTCGTTCTCGGGGTCAGTCAGGGCGTGGAGGTGGTCGAGGCCGCCTTCAGAGGCGTGGTCGGTGTTGCGCTCGGTTCCCGGGCGCGTGACTTTCCAGAGATGGGCGCCGAAGCGATCGAGGAGGGCGGCTTCGTTGAGAAAGCGCATGTCGTCTACAACGACGCGCTCGATGCCTTGGAGCTGGAGGCGCATGTAGCGGGAAGTCCAGCAGCGGAGCCAGATGTCAGGGTGGACGCAGCTACGGCCCCACTCGGTGCCCAGGGTGCGAAGCAGGTGGCGAGCGTCGACGTTGTCATCGATCTCGGGGAGAGGGGCAGTTTTGGCGACGTGGGTCGCGTGGTGCGCGTCCTGAGGGCTATAGCCGAAGTCATAGAGCAGCGAGCTGATCATTGACTTGAGCGGTTCGGCAAAGCTGAGGTGGGTGAAGCCGTGCTGTGTGACCAGGTGGTCGGCGACGGAAGATTTGCCGCTGCCGGCGGCGGGAGAGTAGATACCGATGAGCATGATCAGGGGCGGATAAAAGTGGGGTGGAGAAGGGTCAGGGTCCAGGCGTACATCGCCTTGGCGGCCTCGTTGTAGATCGGTGGGGGTTCGTCGCCGTTATGTGCGGGATCGCCGAGTATTTTCCAGAGCGCGGTGGCGAGGTAGCGGACGTTGTAGTCCTTGATCTCGGCGTCGATGAGCAGTGCTGTCACGGAGCTCAGAACGTGCGAAGCGGCGACTTCAAAGTCGAGGCCTAGGTGCGTGGTGAGCTTGCGGTAGAGCTCGAAGGACTCGGGGCTGCTGGGGTCAGCGAGCAGCTCGGGATCGATGTCCAGCGCGTTGGCGTGCTGCACTAGGAGGGAGCCTCCGATGACGTTGCTGACCAGAGCGTGGATAGGGGTGGTTTCGCTCATGCGCGGGACCGGGTGAAGCGTTTGATGCGAGCCTCGAAGTGCTGCATGTACTGGGTGAGCTTGCGGAGCGAGAGCTCTTCGATTTGAGGGGTTTCGTCGGGGATAGCTACGACGATCAGCGCTCGGGTGATATTTAGGCCTTGTGGTTTGTAGACGTAATTAGCGGCGGCGGTGTAAGCAGCAACTTGCAACGAGTATTCGTACATCTTTGCTGGGTTGCGGACTTTATCGGCTGTTTTCCAGTCCAGCAAAGAGGGCTGTTCACCATCGTCCTCTAGATAAGCGATGCAATCGAGCGTGCCGGCGTAGCGGAGCGGGTGGTAAATGGCCCCTTCGCAAACGAGAGGACGGCGAATGCGGTCTAGAAAACTACGTGTGCTGTTCCAGTAGGGCGTGTTGAGAAAGTCGAAGCCGGGCTCGGTGCCGTCGAGTAGGTAGCGCTCGACAGCATCGTGGTGGCGGGTGCCGCGGAAGCTGGCGAGGTTGCAGATGAAGTCGGCGCGGGCTTCACCGACGGACTCGCGCCAAGCTTGTAGGCCGGAGCTATCGCGGGTGCCGCTCAGGATTGTGGTAACGGAGCTGCAGGAGCCGAGTGGTGTGGAGTAGCTGCGTTCACCGTTCTCGTGGGAGCGGATCGGCTCGTACTTGGGTAGGCCGCGGATGACTTCAGCCGTCATAGGGGACGCCCTCGATAGGGAGGAGTAGCGCGTTGGCGTCGCATTTGAAGACGCGCATGAGATCGCTGAGAACGTTGGGATCGATCAGCTTGGTTTTGCCGCTGGCCATGCGACCAAGGGAGTAAGGGGATATGCCAGAGGCTTCGGCGACATCGCGGAGGGTCAGCCGTGTGCGGAATAGGTGAAAGCGGATGTTGCGCCCGAGTAGCTGAGTGGTGTCCATAGCGTGCGGAGTAAAAAAGGGGAGTGGTGAGCTCCCCGGGGGAGATCAGACGGAAGCTTCAGCGAAGGGGTCTCCACCGTCGAATAGACGGTTGAGGTCGCACTTCAGCTCGTCGAAACGCTGTTGGATGTCGGACTTGATCGCTTTGGGCGGGGCGGCAACCAAGGAGTACTCAGTTTTTTTGCCCTCACCGGTTTTGCTGATCTTGATGTCGTAGCTGGTGGGGTCGCCGTAGTCTTCGTCCGAGATGAACTTGAAGAGCTGATCCATCAGGGTTTTCTGAGTGATCTGCAGGATCTTGAAGTCGTTGGACGAATAGTCGTAGACCAGACCGGCAATGAAGCGCTTGATGGTCTGAAAGCCCTCCTGCTGGCGGATGTTGGCGGGGAGTTCTTCGGGCTTGGTTTCCCAGCGGACAGGCTTGTTGTCCACGGTCCAGGCTTCAAAGCCGGTGATGCCGGAGCCGAAGAACCGCACTCGGACTTCGTCGGTGATCTTGGCGGGGTTGAGGTAGCGGCCAGAGCCGGAGGACTCCTTGGAGATTTCCTCGATAGCGGAGGCTGACAGGAATGAGGACATGTGGCTAGATCCCGTAAAAAGTGGGTGATGTGCCGGAAACGGAGGGTTGCTCCGTCTCACTTGCAGATCGTACGAGGTAACCCAAGGTCTGTCAACGCTGTGCGTGACAAGTCGCAGAAGTTGATGAGTCTATTGAGACTCATCGCGGCCGGTTGTCGCGGCTGGACGGGCTCGGTACGGTGAACCACGACCAAGAAAAAACCCCCCGCTTGTGACGGGGGGTCTTGGCCTTCACTTGCTGCGTCAATCGTAATGGACAAAGAGCACAAAGGCAACAGCTCGGACTTTCTAAAAGGACGGGCTATTGAACTGCTGCGTCGTGATGTATTCCCGGATCGTTGGGCATTTGTGCCTGTAGCGGGTAAAGCCACCTACGTAAAGGAGTGGAGCACGAAGCCGTTGACGCGGATTGAGTGCATGACTGCATATCAGCTCAGGCAGGACTACGTAGGCCTGGGGGTGGTGACGGGTTCATTCTCGGGGGGATTGATTGCTCTTGATATAGATGGACACGCTGCGGATGAGCGTTATCGCGAGGTAGCGGGTGCGGAGTACGAGCCTTACGGCGAAGAGCGGACGATGTCGTGGACGTCGGGCAAACCGGGGCGACGGCAAATCCTCTATCTGGTGCCACAGCGGCTGGTGCCAGAGCTCAAGGACGTCAAGACGCTGATCCTGCGAACGGATGACGGGCAATGGCACCTCGGGCACGGGGACACGAACCGCGGCGCAGGAGGTGATCGGGATGCGATCAGCGGAGAGGCCTACGAAGAAGTCGTGCTGCGGTTCAACGCGTGTCAGAGCGTGGTGCCGGGCTCGCCACACCCGGAGACGAAGCAGCAGTACCAGTTCCTCAACTACAACGAAGGCCAGGTAGCACCGGCGCCGCAGTGGGTGCTGGATGTGCTGCGGCCTCATCGGAAGCCTGTGCAGTGGTTGTCAGAGGCGGAGCAGAAGGAGCTGCTTGACGAGCTTGGGGGGCAGACCGCGGTGCCGTCGCGTCAGATCCGCGGGTGGTTCTTCAAAGAGGAAGTGCAGTCGCTGCTGCGGCCTCGGTTGGCAGACCTCGTGTTCAACCATGCCGTGTTCGACAAGTACGGGTGGAAGCGCCGTGGAGGTGAGAACCCGCAGCTAATGAGTGGGTGCCCTTGGCACGGTGGGCAGAGCGGTACGGCATTTCAGTACGCGGAGGAAACCGGCTGCTGGGACTGCAAGGCATGCGGTGTAGGTGGGGATGTTCTCGATTTCGTGCATAAGGTCCGCACAGAGGACATGCATGCGGGGCGGCCTAGTGGGCCTGACCTCGAGTCGTATGTGGCGAAGTTGGCGGGGGATCTGGGGTACGACTACCCGGCGTGTGCGACGGCGACTGAGGTCACCATCAAAGATGCGCCGCTGAAACGGCTAT